CAAAAACAAGCCGAAGAAATTAAATTAAGAGAGCAAGAAATTGCTGATCTTAAAGACCAAATGGCAAGACTAGCAAAAATGGTAGAGGAAAAGGCTAAATCTGATAAATCTGAAGCAAAATCAGAAACGAAAGAACCCAAAAAGGACTAACTAATGGCATCAACTCTATTGCAACTCGTACAGCAAGCAACAGGTGAAATGGGTTTAACCCAACCTACGCAAGTTGTGGGTAATACTTCATCTGATGTAATTCAACTATATTCACTTATGAATAGTATTGGATACGAGATTCAAAGAGATCATAATTGGGAAGCCCTAGACAAAGAGTATAGGTTTTATACCGTATATACGACTTTAACTTGTACTCTTGTTGAAAATTCTACGACCATTGCAACTGTAGAGGATTGCTCATCATTAAGTAACCTCTACATTGTAACTGGTACAGGTATCAATCAAGATACTTATGTTAATACAGTATTAGGCCCACATAGCCTAACATTAACACAAGCAGCAACACAATCTGGTGTATTTACGCTTTATTTTTCACAAGCTAAATACCCACTTCCTAGCGATTGGGATAGACAAGTAGATCGCACACATTACGATAAATCTAAACGTTGGGAAATGTTAGGCCCTACAGATGCTCAACAATGGCAATTCTTAAAATCTAGCTATATTTCAACAGGCCCTAGAATCCGTTACAGAATTTTAGGTGGATACTTCCAAGTATGGCCTGCTATGAATACAGACGAGTATTTAGGCTTTGAATACATGAGTAATCAATGGGCTACAAGTGCAACAGGAGTAACACAATCATCATTCTTAGCTGATACAGATACTTGTATATTCCCAGATCGTTTAATGGTTACAGCTTTAAAAAAGAAATACTTTGAAATTAAAGGTTTTGACGCAACAGCATTTACAAGAGATTACCTACAACAATTATCATTTGCTAAAGCTAATGACTCTGGTTCTGCTACATTGAGCTTTGCTCCAGTACCATCTACAGTCTTAATTGGCTTTGAGAATATCCCTGACGCAAATTATGGAATGTAGTCATGGATAACTACACTTTAAAATTAGCACAATTATTACAAGGCGCACAACCACAACAAGGCGGATTATCTGTAGGAAATTATCCTAATCCTTATGGTTTAAGAGCATATCAAAATCCTAATGGCAGTTATGGCGGTCAAATGATGCCTAAAACTACAGGTTGGCAGGGTGTTCATTACAATCCAAAAGGTCAAACAGTTACAGAACTGTCTATTGGTGATAATAAAGGTGATTTTCCATCTATTGTTCCCACATTAAATGCAAATGAATTAGCTCAAATTGTTCAAAAAAATAATATAACACCATCTGCAAGACAAAAAGCACAAGAATTTGCAGATTTAAGAAGATTACAAGGATTAAGCCCATTCAAGGACTATAATTAATGTTTCCAGTAAAGAAAAAATCATCTGGTAGCGTATCGTTACCAGCACCTGTAGGTGGATGGAACGCAAGAGATAGCTTAGGAGATATGCCTGCAACAGATGCAGTTTATCTTACTAATTGGTTTCCTGCTACTACTGAATTAGTACTCCGTAATGGATATACACAATGGGCTACAGGTATTACAGGTCAAGTAGATACTTTAATGGACTACGAAAGTGGTACTGCATCTAAATTATTTGCTATTGCTAATGGTTCTGTATATAACGTAACTAATCCAGGCGCAGTAGGTGCAGCAGTATTAACAGGATTGTCTAACTCTCGTTGGCAATATTGCAACATTAATACTGGTGGTGCAGCTTATTTATATATGGCTAACGGTGTAAACACACCATATATTTATAATGGCACAACATGGACTTCTATTACAGGAGCATCTACACCAGCTATTACAGGCGTTACTACTACATCATTAAATAACCCTATTGTATTTAAAAGTAGGGTATTTTTTACAGAAAAAGATTCATTAAAAATATGGTATTTACCTACATTATCTGTAGGTGGATTAGCTAAAAACTTAGATTTAACATCTTTTGCTTATAAGGGTGGCTATGTTGTTCAACATGCTACATGGACAATAGACGCAGGTTATGGCGTAGATGATTATTATGCAGCTTATACATCTAAAGGCCAAGTAATTGTCTATAAAGGTTCTGATCCAGACACAGATTTTGCATTAGCAGGTGTATGGGATTTAGGTACTCCAGTAGGCACTCGTTGTATGTATAAATACGGTGGTGATTTACTATTATTAGGTAAAGATGGTGTAACACCATTAGCATCTGAATTACAATCATCTAGGCTTGATCCTAGAGTAGCCATTACAGACAAAATACAATGGGCTGTATCAGAAGCTATTACAAATTATGGCTCACAATTTGGATGGCAATTATTGTTTTATCCAGAAGAAAATCAATTATGGTTAAATGTACCTAATACCATACAAACTACACAATATGCTATGAATAGCATTACAAAAAATTGGTGTAATTACACAGGATGGAACGCTACATGTTGGGAATTATTTAATGATCAACCTTATTTTGGTGGTAATGGCTATGTAGGTCGTGCATGGTATACAAATTCTGATAATGGATCAAATATTAACGGAACTGCATTACAAGCATTTTCAGCATTTGAAAGTCCAGGACAATTAAAACGATTTACAATGTCTAAACCAATATTTAGAGCTTCTGGTAGCCCTGCTATTTACTCTAATATAAATATAGATTTTAATTTAGATGTACCTAGCACAACACTTAATTTTACGCCCACATCATCTGGAACATGGGATAATGCTAAATGGGATGTAGGCATTTGGGGTGGTGGTTTAACAGTATTGCAACAATGGCAAGGTTTAAATGGTGTAGGTTATTATGGCGCACCGATTGTTAAAACATCTTCACAAGGTATTGATGTAAGATGGGTTTCTACAGATTTAGTAATTGAAAAGGGTGCTGTTTTATAATAGTTCAAGGTCAAGAAGTTGGTGAATGGGTATCTGAAAAAGCTGGATGCTCATGGACAAACAAATCTCAAGCTATTGGACAAATAACTGATGGCAAATTTGTTATAGGTGTTTTGTATGATGATTATACAAAATCATCTATTTCAATTCATTCAAGATGTGACAATCCTGCAAAGGTTTCAAGAGAATTTTATTGGGCAATATTTAACTACCCATTTAATATACTTAAAGTAAAAGTGTTAAGAGGTATGGTATCTACATCCAATCTCCAAGCACAAAGGCTAAACGAACATTTAGGTTTTGAACGTGAAGCCATTTTAAAAGATTATTTTCCTGATAATGATGGAATTATTTATGCAATGCGACCAGAAACATGTCGTTTTTTAAAACTCGGAGATAGATATGCAAAGTAAGATAGCTAGATTTTTAGATCCTTTATATAGATGGATTACAGTATATATGGGAGCTTGTGGATTCATTTTATATGGTAAAGATGATTCTCCACCACCAGCACCAGATTATACTGCTGCAGCTCAAGCTACTGCACAAGGTAATTTAGATATGGCTAGAGCAGCTTTAGCAGCTAATCGTGTTAATCAAATTACACCTTATGGAAATCTTACATATAAACAAACAGGTACAGATTCTTATGGTAATCCAACATGGACTGCAACTCAAGAATTATCTCCATCACAACAAAAAATTGCAGAACAACAAGCAGGTTTATCATCAGGACTTTTAAATACTGCACAACAAGGCTTAAATTATGCTAGTGGTTTAATGTCTAAACCAGGTATTGATGTATCTCAATTACCACAAACAGGATTTAATCCAGGTCAATCATATCAAGATGCTATGATGGCAAGACTTGCTCCACAAATTGATCGTGAAAACGCTTCATTTGAGCAACAAATGGCTAACAAAGGAATTGGTGCTGGAACTCCTGCATACAATCAAGCTAAACAATTATTAGCTCAAAATCAAAATGATAGACTTAATCAAGCTACTGTTCAAGGCTTACAAGCAGGTTTACAAGCTAATCAACAAGCATTTAATCAAGCTGGTTATAATCAAATGCAACCAATCAATGTTATTAATGCTTTAAGAACTGGATCGCAAGTACAATCACCAAATTTTGTAAATCCAGCTCAACAAGCTACAACAGCAGGCCCTGATTTATTAGGTGCCGCTCAAAATCAATATAATGCTCAATTAGGTGCTTATAATGCTCAACAAGCTGGTAATCAAGGCTTTATGAGTGGCTTAATGAATTTAGGTGGCGCAGCACTTATGGCTCCTACTGGCACATTTAGCAAATTCTTTTAATCGGAGATAACATGGCATTTTTACCTACAGATATACAAGACGTTAGCGGATTGCCTGCTAATGATGCAATGGCTCAATTAGAGTTACAAAGACGATTAAAATTTGCAGAAGCGTTAAAACAAGGGCAAAGTCCACAAGGTCAAATGGTATCTGGCATTTATGTTAGACCATCTTGGACTCAATCTTTATCTGATATAGCAAATAAATATGTTGGTTCTAAAGCAGAAGAACAAGCTATGAAACAATATGGTGAATATACTGCTGGTAAAGAACAAAAAATGGCAGATGCACTTAAAAAACTTAGCGGTGCTTTTGAACCTAAAACTGTTACATCTACAGAAATGCAAACAAAAGATGTTCCATTACAAGAAGGCATGAATGTACCTACATCACCATTCCAAACATCTGAACAAGTTAATCAAATAGCTCCAAATTATAGCGGTCAAGCACCTGTACAAAACATGACAGGCACAACTACACAAATGACACCTGTAACTACAACATCTACTGTTAAACCTACACTAACAGACATAGAAAAAGCATTTGGTCAATATGCTACAGATATTCACGATCCAAAATTACTTGCATCTATTCTTACTGGCAAATATGAAAAAATGGCTAAAGCAGAAGAGCCAATTAAACTTGGCGCAGGTGAATCTGTATTTTCTGCTACAGGTCAAAAACTATTTGGCAATCCTAAAGAAGCTAAAAAATACACAGATATTCAACAAGATAAAGCTGGTAATTCTTTTGGATTTAATACAGAAACTAATCAATGGGAACAATTACCTGGTGCTAAAATGGCTACAGAAAATTGGTCGCCACCTTATAAAGTTGGTGGGGAATATGTTCAAAGAAATGCTAACACAGGCGAAATTAGAAAAGCATATGGAACTGCTGAAGGTGATAAACCACCAGCAGGATATACTTGGAGTACAGATGCTAGTGGTCAAAAGACATTAAATGCTATACCTGGTGGCCCAGCAGACAAATCTTTAAATCCAAATAAAGAACAATCTGATGCTTATACATATTCTACAAGAATGGAATCTGCCAATAAAATTATTAATGATTTAGAAGGTAAATATGATCCATTTAGCATTAACATTAAAACATCAGGCAAAACAGCATTAATTCCTGGTGGTGAAACTGCTGCAAATAAATTCTTATTAAGTCCAAATGATCAAAAAGCAGAACAAGCACAACGTAACTTTATTAATGCTGTATTAAGACGTGAATCAGGTGCAACAATTCAACCTAGTGAATTTGATAGTGCAAATCAACAATACTTCCCACAGCCAGGAGATTCTAAAGAAGTATTAGATCAAAAAAGAGCTAATAGACGTGAAGCTATTGAAGGTCTTAAACGAGCAGCAGGCCCAACAGGCAAAAAATCTACTGGAGTAGTTAATTTTGAGGATTTAAAATAATGGATGTTAAATTACCTGATGGTACAGTTGTTAAAAATATACCAGATAACATTACTAAAGCAGAATTAACTGCAAAACTTAATGCTAATGGATATAACTTACCTACAGATAATATACCTGCGCAACCACAAGTAGAACAACCTAAATCTTATTCTACTATGGGTGCTATTGGCACAGGTGCTATGAATCTTATACCTAGTACAGGTAGATTATTAAAAGGTGCTTATCAAGCTGTAAGACATCCTATTCAAACTATAGATACTTTATCTGATCTTGGAGCTGGTGCTGTAAATAAAATGCTTCCACCTTCTATTCAAGCTGCTTCTAAAAGATTTGATGTAGCATTATTAGGCGAACAAAAAGCTCAAGAATTTGAAAAAAGAGCAGATGAATTAGCTAATGCAGTAGGCGAAGATTATGTTAAAAAATATGGTTCTTATGAAGGTTTTAAAAGAGCTTTTGCTGAAGATCCAGCAAGTGTTTTAGCAGACGCATCTACAATATTAACAGGTGGTGGAGCAGCATTAAAAGCAGGTAATTTGACAAAAGCAGCAGATGTTGTTAATCAAGCTGCTAAATATGCTAATCCATTGTATCTTGGTGCTAAAGCAGTTCAAGGTGCAACATACATTCCTAGTCATCTTACTAAAGGTACATTAGGAGTTACTACTGGTGTAGGTAAAGCACCCATAGAAGAAGCTATTAAAGCTGGTGAAGCTAACATATTAAAAGGCACAACAACATTTGCTGAAAATATGAGAAATCCAGCTAGATCAGATGCAGTAGATATTGCTAGACAAGCATTAGATAATATTCGTCAAGCTAAAAATCAACAATATCGTGGTGGCATGGTAGATATTTCTAAAGATAAATCTATTCTTAATTTTGATGATATTGATTTAGCTAAAATGAATACAGAAGGCATTGGCACATACAAAGGCAAAGTAGTTAATGAACGTGCCGCCAATGCAATGAATGAAGTTAAATCTGCAATTAATGAATGGAAAAATGCAGATCCTGCTGAGTTTCATACACCAGAAGGTATGGATAAACTTAAACAAAGAATTGGTGGCATTTTAGAGTCAATTCCTTATGAACAAGGTACTGCTAGAACTGCTGTACAAAATATGTATAACGCAGTTAAAGGTACTATTAGCAAACAAGCACCTACATATTCTAAAGTAATGGCTGATTATGGTGAAGCTAGTGATTTAATTAAAGAAATAGAAAAATCATTATCTTTAGGTAAAAAAGCTAGTGCTGATACTGCTATGCGTAAATTGCAATCTATTATGCGTAACAATGTAACCGCTAATTATGGTCAAAGAGCAGGTGCAGCAGAAGAGCTTATTAATGCAGGTGCATCTGAATTAAAACCAGCATTAGCAGGACAGTCTATGAGTGCTGTATTACCTAGAGGATTAGGCGGTCAAATAGAAACTTATGGTGGTGGTTTAGCTGCTTTATCTAATCCATCTATTTTACTTGGTGCGCCTTTTGCATCACCTAGAGCTATGGGTGAAATGTTATACAAATATGGCCAACTTAAAGGATTAGCTAAAAAAGGTGCAAATCAAATACCTTTATCTGTAGACCAAGCCAATAAAATTGGTACACTTTTATATCAAATGAATCAGAACAAGGAGCAACAATAATGGCAAGAAATGGAGCAGGAACGTATACCCTACCAGCAGGGAATCCAGTCACCACAGGAACAACAATATCATCTACATGGGCTAACAATACCCTAAATGACATTGCATCATCTTTAACTGCATCTCTTGCTTATGATGGTCAAACAGCTCCTGTAGCTAACTTGCCTATGGCTACTTATGCTCATACTAATGTGGGTAACGCAACTGTGCGTACTATGTATGCTGCGGCAGGTCAAGTACAAGACGGTGCATTATCTTATCTTACTAGCGTATCTGGTACAGACACTATTACTGCTGTAGCACCTATTTCTATGTCTGCTTATGCTGCAGGTCAAACATTTAGATTTATAGCTGCTGGAGCTAATACCACTACAAGTGTTACGCTTAATATTAATAGTATTGGTGCAAAATCTGTTACTAAAAATGGTACAACAGCTTTGTCTATAGGAGATATTCCTTCAGGTTCTGTAGTAGTTGTTACTTATGATGGCACACAATTTCAAATATCTAATGTTGCACCAGCAGTAGTTGCTGTTTCATCTTTTAGTGCAGGCACAACAGGATTTACACCATCTACAGGCACAACTGGAGCAGTTACTTTAGCTGGCACATTAAATGTTGCAAATGGCGGTACAGGTGCTACAACACTTACTGCTAACAGTCTTGTTGCAGGAAATGGAACAAGTGCAGTTTCTTTAATAGCTCCAGGATCAGCAGGAAATGTATTAACATCTGATGGAACAACATGGTCAAGTGCTAGCAAAATTACTACAGCAACAGCACAAACAGCGTCATCTTCTGCATCTATTACTTTTTCTAGTATTCCTAGTTGGGTTAAAAGAATAACTTTAATGATGTCTGATGTTGTAAATAGTACATCTTCTAATATGAATATACAAGTTGGATCTGGAAGCACAGCCACTACAGGCTATGTTTCAGGTTCAGTTGTTTCTGGAACTAATAACGCAGCACAAGGCACTACTTCAACAAGTGCTTTTGTTATGAATTCAGATTCATCTACTACCGCACAACAAGCAGTTATGGTTCTTACTCATTTTGGTGGAAATGTATGGCTTTCACAACATAATTTAGCTGGAACTACAACTAGAACAATTAACGGTGCTGGAAAAGTTGCTTTAAGCGGAGCATTAGATAGAGTAGTTATTACTCCATCTTCAGGTACTTTTACATCTGGCTCATTTAACATTTTATACGAGTAAAAAATGAACGATATTAACCCAGTTTCTTATGGCAAATTAATAGGCAAAGTTGATTCTTTAGAAAGTAAAGTAGAAAGTCTTGAAAGAGATATTAAAGAACTATTAGAACTTGCTAACAAAGGCAAAGGTGGTATGTGGGCTGGTATGATGATAGTATCAGCTGCAGGTGGGTTCATAGGTTATATTAGCCATGTTTTCTTAGGAAAATAATGTGGATTACCGAAGATACGTTGGCAGCTTTGTACACCGCATTTATACAAATAGAACCATTCGCATCTTTACCATTTCCACCTGCCAAGCGTGTAGAATTTGTGGTTTGCAATAACCCTGATTTATACGGAGAATACTCGCCAGAACCACACACAATAACAATATCTACAGGCAAATGTAGTCACCTAGATACTGTTATCAAAACCCTTCTACATGAGATGATACACCAACTCATATACATGAAATATCCCAATTCTGAAAAATACCTTTCCCACAAAGGTGAATTTAAACGTATGCAAAAGAAAGTAGCCAAGCAATTTGGCTTTGATCCATTGGAGCTATAATGAAAATCCTAGAAAAATTAAAAGAAGTATTTGCTAAAGGCCCTGAAAAAGAGCCTAAAGAACCTAAACCTAAAAAACAATCCAAACAAGAAGAACCTGAATTACATCATCACAATCATGGGAGTTCTACAACATAATGGCACTCATTGATACTATATTTGGCACTATCAGTTCAGTTTTAGATAAAGTTATTCCTGATGCTAATGCTCGTGAAAAAGCTAAGGAAGAATTACAAAGGAGTTTAAATGACCAAGATTTTCAAATCGCACTTGAGCAAATTAAAGTTAATCTTGCAGAAGCTCAATCAGAAAGTTTCTTTAAATCAGGTTGGCGGCCTTCTGTTGGCTGGATATGTTCCATTGCCTTTGGACTTCACTTCGTCATTTTACCCCTATTCAACTACTTTATCATGCTATGGGGACAACAGCCTATTCTTGTGCCTTTTCAAATGGACACTCTTTTAACAGTTTTACTAGGTCTTTTAGGTATGGGTACTTTAAGAACTGTGGAGAAAATGAAACTTAAATGAAATTAAGACTTGAACGATTTGAATTTGGAGATACATTCACTATCGGAAAGTTTTATATAGACGGTGTATTTCATAGTTTTTCTTTGGAAGATAAAGTTAGGCAAGGAGAAAAAGTAAATGGACAAACAGCTATTCCTAATGGCACTTATTCTGTCATCATTGATGTTTCTACTCGTTTTGGTAAGCAATTACCCCATATATTAGACGTTCCTAATTTTACAGGGGTTAGAATACATCCTGGCAATACATCTAAAGACACAGAAGGCTGTATATTATTAGGTCAAAATTGGACAGGTGGAGATTTTATTAGTAATTCTAAAGTCGCATTTGATTCATTCTTTAAAAAATTACAAGAAGCTAAAACAGCTACAATCGTTGTATGCTAGATTACTTGGTATGTAGTTTTTTATGTGCTTTAGATCATCTTAAATATATTATTGCAATATTAATTATTCTTATAGTGTATAATAGTGTAACTCAACACTAGGAGTCACTATGAAGATTTTGCTTTTGGATATAGAGTGCGCACCAAATCTTGCAACCGTCTGGGGTATCTGGCAACAAAACGTAGCCCTTAATCAATTACTAGAATCATCTTACACATTATGTTATGCAGCTAAATGGTATGGTGAATCTAAAATCATGTTTGATTCTATTTACAAAACAGATCGTAAAAGCATGTTAAATAGCATACATGCGTTGATTGAAGAAGCTGACGTTGTAGTCCACTATAATGGCTTACGATTTGACGTGCCAATGCTTAACAAAGAGTTTTTAGAAGCTGGCATGTATCCACCAAGCCCTGTAAAACATATTGACTTATTAAGGGTTGTAAAAAGCAATTTTAGATTTGTTTCTAATAAACTAGATTATGTATCACAGCGTTTAGGTCTTGGTAAAAAGACTGAACATGAAGGCCATGAGTTATGGTTAAAGGTTATGAATAATGACCGTAAAGCATGGAAACGCATGGAAGAATACAATAAGAATGACGTTATATTGCTTGAAAAACTATATAACAGATTAAAGGGCTGGGTTAAATCACATCCTAACCATAATGCGTATTCTGCAAATCCTTGTTGCCCAAATTGCGGATCACGCAAATTAAACAAACGTGGCACAGTAAGATCAAGAGTATCAGTATTCCAAAGATTTCAATGTCAATCTTGTGGTGCTTGGGCAAGATCAGCTACCAAAGAAAAAATTAGCACAGAATCACTTATTAATATTTAAGGATTATTATGGCAGTTACAGCACAACAAATATGTGACCATTTAGTAGGTAAAACTGTTGTGTCTGCTGAACTAGATTATGCCGACAATATTATCATCCTTGAAATATCGGATGGATCTTATATAGAAATTTCAGGGGAAGAATTAAGCATCTATGCTGAATTACAGCATGAAGATGATACTTACCATTAACCCAACAAAAAAAGGGCTATAAAAGCCCTTTATGTGAGTTTAAAGTACCGTTAAGCCTACATTAGAGGATGTAATAAGTTTAGTATTTTTAGGCTTTCTGCTAAACGTGTAGTAATTACCAAATCTAGGTACTTAATCATCTACCATTTCAAGACGCTGTAATTGAGCAGCAATCTCTGGTGGATTAATAGCTTCTACATCTTTAGTGGCTTCTAATAATTTATTTTTATACCATTCTGATTTTTCCAAATCTTGTTCTGGATTATCTTTAAATGGATAGCGTAAATCGTATTTAAGTTTAGTGCCTTTTAAATACCCAATGTATTCTTCTTTAGTTAAACGACTTTTAATAATATCTATTGCTTCAATACCGCCAACTAAATAATGTGGTGGTCTATTTACCATATCTACCATATACATCCCCTTATAAAAAACATGTCAATTAAACGAAATATACCCATTGCCAACCCAAAAATACTAAAACCAATTAATAAATAAATACACCATTCAACTGCTTTTTCTAAATTGTCCATTTCTTTCTCCGTATGGTATAAGTCTAGGCAATCTTAAATATCCTTGCCTTTCTAAAGTTTGCAACCTAGTCCATGTAGTCACAGTTTCTTGCACTAATTCTTTTCTTGTGCAATCAGGATGCTTTTCTAAGTAATTTTTAATAAAATTAGCTTTGCGTTGATCGTCTAATTGCGTGTACATTTATTTAAATGGTTTTCCTGTAATCCAACCAACCAATGAATATCGTGTTCCTTTTGTTACTGCATCAACATTATGTAATGTATATGATGGAAATGCAATTAATGTGCCTTGTTCTTTTTTCATAATATCTGGCGTATCATTTAAGTGCATTTTTAATTCTCCGCCCTTATAATCTTTTGGATTAGATAACTGTAAAACAAAAGATAATTTTCTAACACTGCCATTAAACATTATATCTATATGTTTGCCATAATGCCCAGATGGAGCATTATACTCTGTAAATTGAAATCCCTCAATAAATCCAAATAAATCAAAATTAAAGTAATCAGCATTTAATTTCATAATAATATCTGTTAATCTTCTATACACCCAATTTATTTCTTTATCAGGTGAAATCCAAACAATTTTACTTTGTCTAATTTTACTATTTAATTCATTTTGATTGGATATTCCTGCATTAATTTTTTCAAATTTATTGGCATAATCAATAATTTGCTGACATTCTTCAGGTGTAAATGCTTTTTCCCAATAAGACCAAATATTTAATTTATCTGTTTCAAACGCCCATGAAGCATTAGGCTTTTGTGCTATTGGTTTAAGTTTTATTATTTTTTTAAACATGTTTATAATCCATTATTAGCTTCAGTTAATCGTTTGCTATCGTATTTAGATAGGCCTTTGTATTCTTCTACAGGATCACCTGCGTATAAAGGTGTTATTTTAATGTGATGCGTAGTGTTTTTAAGGTCATTAAGATAGGATAATTGGTTAGGATGAAACGACCATAAATAAGACTTTTTAAGGTCACCTGACTTAACGTCATATTCTTCGTAAAGGTAAGCTAACGGTTCTTTCTGCATTAGTAAAATACCATCCTTCCTATTTTAGTTTTTTTCTTTTTACCAAACCAATGACTTTTAGCTTCAATAGAATCATCATGGAAAAAAAGTGCATCTGCAACTGGGTTAGCGTATTTGTTAAATACAACTGTGTCAAGAACCAATAGCTTGGTTTCCAAGTAGGTTTTCTCATCAACTTTTTCATGCGTGTCATCCCATACTCCGACAAATTGATTATCAGCGTAAACAACAGAGCATACAGTATCACCCCACCTACGAGTATGTAACCTATTGCGTATAACATTGATGATGGCGATTCGTTCATATTTATTAGATCCTTCGTGATAAGCGGCTGTTGCATAACATACCACATCCATTTCTAAAGCTGCAATATCCATATATTACATACTCCTAGTTAATGATTTTACTGTAACGCAAAAATTAGCATAAGCGTATAATTCACTTACAAATCTAAAAGAAAGGAGATCTGTTATGTGGACAACACCAGCAGCTACAGAAATGCGTTTTGGCTTTGAAGTAACCATGTATGTTATGAACAAATAGTTTTAAATGATGGGGATGCTCCTAGAAAGGAACATCTCCGTCATCTTCAACATCTGCACCCTTAGCAGATTCTTGTGGTTCTTGTTGTTTAGGAATGAATTGATTACCAATAGAAACTTTCACATAATTTTTACCTTGTGAATTAGTTTTATTAGTCACATATACCCAATAAGCTGTATTAGGTTGTAAATCTTCTGTAGTAATAATTGTGCCTGAAAAGTCAGCTTGCCAATCTTCTACTTTTTTAGGGTTAGGAAATAGATAAGCAGTTCCTGGTTTTGGGATAAATGGTTCAGCCATGTGTTACTCCTTTGTGTAAATTGGTTTCTTTTTCCAGCGTGTAGGTTCTGTATCTGTTTCTACAAACTGCATGAATTCTAACAGATAAGGCTTATACCAGTCAAGCCATTTATCATCTCGTTCAACTAACTCTACTGTAATGCCATTAGGAGTCCAAACACTAAACCATCCTTGCTTACGATCACAACAATGTATTTGCATTTGCACTTGCCAATAATAGCGTTCTGGCATACTTGGGTAAAACTCCATGCTAAAAGGGCATTTAAACTCTACAGGATCACCGTTTAAAAATGCGTCTGGTGATGCGCCCATAGGCAAACTATTATGCACAATTAACTTGTTACCAGGCTCACATATTTCACCCATTTCTTTTTCAAAATTTGATAAAGCATCTTGCTCATGGTCATTACCCCATTGGGTTGCTTCATTACCTTCAAAAGGTGGTTCTCGTAATGTCATCTGCCGCCAGAGCTTTTGTCTTTCATTGACAGAAGCCCAAGCATTAGATGCTGTTACTATGTTATGCCTACGATTATCAGTTAAATGACTCATGCTGACTTTTTAAGATCATTAGCATAATCACGAAGTTTAGATTGTGCAGCAGGTGTTAGTTTAAAAAATGCTTGTTTTAACTCACCACGTTTTGCAGCTTCATTAAGATTGTTTTTAGCAATCTCTAATTGTTCTTCCGTAAGTTCTTCTGCAACTGGATTGTTTTGCTGGTAAATAGCATTAACAACTTCATTAGCTGAAGCAAACTCAGTACCACCAATACCAAGACAAGCCAAAGCCCTACCGATAGCAGAAGTTTCACAATTTTCCACATAAGATGTGCCATTTATTTGACTAGCCTTTCTAAATTCTTGAGCATGACCAGTTGCAATAACTACATTGTCTTTAACTACCATAGCTTTGACAATACATTGGTCATCATCAATTTTAACAATATCTGTAATTAAACTATGTCCAGGAAAGTCAGTACGAAATTCTTGAACTCTAAGTGCTACTGTTTTGTATTCTTTACCACGAATATTGACTACGCCTTCTTTACTCATTTGTTGTCTCCTGTTGTTTGGTTTCCAGTTCGTGTAGTTCTTGCATCACTTGTTGGTAAAATTGATCTTCCATTTTGTGCTTGCTCCCATTTATCATTATCTAGTTTAAGATCGTCATTAAGACGTTTAAGTATATCTGCTATTTCTTCTAAACCATGCGCCATATTATATACCCCCAAAATACAAAAAGAAACAACCATAACCATTTAGTCATCATGTTTCTCCTGTTGGTCAAGTTTATGATACGCTTCTTGTTCTTGTTGCTCAAGTCTTTCCATTTCATCATTAAAGTAATCAGGATCTAAATGGCGTTCACTCATATTGCACCTGCTAACTTGCCCATAACATAAAGGCATAATGCTACATAAGCCCAAAACGCTATTGCTGTTACTATCATTGTTTTAACACTCATTTTTTACTCCTAA